AAATAGCTCGAATATTATGGGCGGGTTATTTTGGGATGTCACAAGATGATACCAAAACAAGGGTACACCCAACACAAAAACCGATATTGTTAGCACAATGGTTTTTTAATAAATGGGGAAAAGAAAATGATTTAATTGCAGATATATTTTTGGGCTCAGGCTCTACAATGGTAGCATCCGAACAACTCAAACGCAAATGTTACGGAATGGAATTGGATCCAAAATATTGTCAGGTTATCGTTAACCGAATGATAAAACTTAATCCCGACCTAATCATTAAAAAGAACGGAGAGATATATATTTATGAATAAAACAAAGGCAGGAAGGCCAGAAATAAAAGTTGACTGGAAAATAGTTGATAAATACCTACAAGCTCAATGTGCATCAACAGGTATTGCAAGTTTATTAGGCATCTCAAGGGCAACACTTTACAGGGCGTGTAAGCGAGATAATAAAATTAATTTTGAAACATACTGCGAACAAAAGAAAGGCGAAGGTAAAGAGCTTTTAAGAGCTAAGCAATTTCAAACTGCAATGACAGGCAATGTACCAATGTGTATATGGCTGGGTAAACAGTATTTGGGACAAAGTGACAAAACGGAACTTTCAGGCAAAGACGGCAAAGACTTGATACCTATCATAAAAATAGGCTATGGACCAAAGGACGATTGAGATAGATTTTAATCCCGACCTTTTTAATAACGTTTATTGGCACCTAAAAGAAGCGTTTGAAAATGAGTTAATTCGTTTCATTTGGTGTTATGGTGGATCAAGCGCATCAAAGACATATTCAGTTGTTCAGTTACAGATAGTTCAAATGTTATCAGGGGCGGATCAAAACGCATTAATACTTAGAAAATATGCAGTCGATATAAGGGATTCAATATTTCAAGACTTCAAAACAATTATTTCGGATTGGGGAGTAGAAGATTATTTCACAATTCAGATCAATTACATTGAATGCAAATTAACTGGCTCTTATTGTCGTTTCCGTGGTTTAGATGACAGTGAAAAGGTAAAAGGCATAACGGCATTTAAAAGAGTTATATTAGAAGAGATAAGCCAGTTCAATGAGATAGACCTTAAGCAAATACGTAAAAGATTAAGAGGCCGAAAAGGTCAGCAGGTTATCGGTATTTTTAATCCTATCAGTGAAGAACACTGGATAAAAACAAAGATATTTGATTTAGAAATACTTTACGAAGCCGAAACAAATATAGCCGGGAAATGGATAAATGAAAAAGGCAATACCGTCATCTTGAAAACAAACTACTTGGATAATCGGTATATTGTAGGACCCAACTTTGTAGATCAACATACAATAGATGACTTTGAGAAAGATAAACTTACAGATAATGCCTATTATCAAATTTACGGTTTAGGTAATTGGGGCAAAATAAGAACCGGAGGGGAGTTTTGGAAAGACTTTAATGTAAATCATAATGTTCAAAAAGTACAATGGAATGAGGACTTGCCGATTCATGTAAGCTGGGACGAAAATGTAAATCCATATCTTACTTGCCTGGTCTGGCAAATAGTCGGAAAAACAGCAACTCAGATAGATGAAATATGTTTAGAGGATCCTCGGAATAGGGTCAGGCACGTTTGCAATGAATTTATGAAAAGATACCCATTAGAAAGAACGAAAGGAATGTATATCTACGGCGACAGAACCTCAGTAAAAGAAGACACAAAATTAGAAAAGGGCGAAAACTTTTATACCGAAATACAAATGTATCTAAGGGATTATCACCCAACAATGAGAATGCAATCAGTTAATCCATCAGTAAAACAATCGGGCGGATTTATAAATATGACCTATGCCGGCAGAACAGATATTGAAATAATAATCGGAGATAATTGTAAGAAAAGCATCTATGATTATCAATATGCTTTAGAGGATTCTGACGGCACAATTAAGAAGACAAAGAAAACACATCCCGTCACAAGAGTATCTTATGAAGAGTTCGGCCATGCCTCAGATGCAAAGCGATATATTATAACAATGGCTTTTGCAAATGAATATCAAACATATTTAAGAGGTGGCAGAAAAACAGTTCCCTTAATTGGGAAAAATGTCAGCAGGAACAGCTATTAAAAAATAATTAGTTACAAATGTATCAATTAGCAAAACATAATGTATCTTTGAAAAAATAAATCAAACTATTGGCCAATGGACAGTTTTATTTTTATAGGGGACTATTATAAGTCAGTCCAAAGTGAAAATTTACTTCAGATAATCGGAAACGATTTAACAATTTTAGAATCAATACAGCGAGCGGCAGTAGAAGAATGCATCTCGTATCTTAAACAAAAATACGACACCTCACAGGCATTTCAACCCGTTACAAAGTGGGATAAAACAAAATCTTACAATGCAGGGCAAACCGTGTATTTAGATGCACCGGCCTATGACGCCACGAAAACATACGCTTTGGGTGTGCTCACTTTGCAGCTTGGTAATGTTTATCAGTGTTCAACAGCAATAATCGCACATGAAGCATTTACAGCAAGTCACTGGACCTTACTCGGCGTTCAATACGCTTTGTATTATGCAGCCTATCCAAAGGGCCTGTTCAATTACAAAACCGTTTACGAGAAAACAAATCAGGTATTTTGGAGAAACAAAACATACACCTGCCAAATTAAGACTTCGATATTAGATCATGAAGCTCAACTTCAGATCGGGGTTGCAGGTGTTTCTTCTATCTCAAACGTATTCCCGGATGATCCCATTAAGGGCGTTCAATATTGGGGCTCAGGTACGAGTTATACTATTGCAGCCAATACAGCAATAACCGATTCAGCTTGGACACAAGGCGACAATAGAGATCAAAAGCTATTAGAGGTTTGCGTAAACATCGCTCTTTATAAAGCACACATGAGAATAGCACCAAAGAACATTCCCGAATTAAGGATTATAAATTACATCGGCAACGGTGAAGATCGTGAGGTTCGAGGGCAAAGGGTTTTATATCCCACGTATTGCTCTTTGGGGTGGCTGCAATCGGCTGTTATCGGAAATGATATAACACCGGAATTACCTTTATTACAACCAGAGCAGGGTGGTAGAATACGATTCGGTGGCCAAGTAAAAACAATAAACAATTATTAGAATGGCAAACCTATTTCAACAGGCATGGACATATTTAAGTCATTCCACAGATTCAGATAAAAAGAAAAAAGATTTAAATGATTTTCCTGCCCGGGTACAATTCCAAAGAATAAGACAAGATATTCAGTCATGGCGCGAAGGTGTAACGGAGGCAGAGCTTGCTTTTTACCCTCACAGGGTTAAGCTCCAGAAGCTTTATATTGATACGATTTTAAACGGACATGTTACGGCCTGTTGGTCAAAACGCAAAGCATTAACACTTTTAAGAAAGTGGGAATTTGTAGACGGAAAAGGCGAGACAGATCAAAAGACAACCGATATATTTTTAAATACCGTAAAAGGCCAAAGTCAAAACAAACCCTGGTTTAATAAGTTCATTAATCATTCAATGGATGCGATTCCTTTTGGCTATACGCTTATTTCTTTAGGAAATGTGGTAAATGATGAGTTTCCAGATATTGACATTGTAAGGCGATGGAATGTATCACCAGACAGATTAAATATTACCAGGTTTGTTTATTCACTTTCAGGACTTCAGTTTATGGATGACCCTGAAGTGAAAGATTGGGTCATTTGGATTCCTACTTATAACGAAATTGGAAGTTCAAAATGTGGATATGGGTTGCTTTACAAAATAGCTAATTATGAAATCTACCTTAGAAACCTTTTAGGCTTTAACGGTGACTTTGTAGAGCTATTTGCACAACCTTACAGAGTAGGTAAGACGTCTTCAGTTGGCAAAGAAAGAGATGCACTCGAAGCGGCTTTACAGCAAATGGGTTCGTCTGGTTATGCAATTATTGACCCATTGGATGATATTGAGTTTAAAGAGACGGCATTAGGCGGCACGGGATACAAAGGCTATACCGATTTTGAACAAAGACTTGAAAAAAAAATCAGTAAGATTATTTTAGGGCATGCTGATGCTATTGACAGCGTACCGGGCAAACTCGGAAACAATAACGTAAAGAGTCCGGCACAAATAGCAATGGAAGAGAAACAAACCGAGGATGGATCTTTTATTGCAAGCATTGTCAATGATCAGTTATTTGAAAAGATGCGGGCGTTAGGTTTCGATATTCCGCCGGACACAAAAGCCGTTCTTAAAAATGACAGCGAAATAATGGAAATTAACAACGCTGTAATTCAGCAGGCGGTCGAAATGACAAAAGGCGGGTTACAAATGGATACAAAATACTTTACAGATCAAACCGGCATTCCGGTTGCTGAAGTGGTTATGCCGGTCCCTATTCCAAAAATACCTTTGACCGATTCAATTAAGAACAAACTGGAAAATTTGTATAACAAACATAAACATTAATTATGACAAGAACTGCATTGTTTTTACAGCGACTTGACGAAATGTTTCCAGCTCCAGTATCAACGGTTTCGAGTAGTATGTATAACTCAAACGATACGACCACTGGATGGAAGGCAATAAATACTAATCCGATTCAACATATACGAGAATCACGTAGGGATAGAAGAAAAAACAAAACCAGATAATTATGTTCTACAAAATAAAACTTTGGTTTAAAACCAGACGCCATAAAAAAGAACTTGTAAGGCTAAAAGCTGGCTTATTGAGTAACCCTAAATTGTTGTTTGATACTCAAAAGAAGTTTGAGCAAGCATTTGGCGTTAACTCTCAAACACGTTCTCCAAAACAATGGCAAAGACTTGTTAAGGTTTACGGAATACAACAGGTTTGCGCGAGTGAAAATATGACAGCGGTTCAGGTTAATCAGAAATGTAGTGAAAAATTCGCGAGTAAGTTTTTAAAGGCACAACAAAATTAATATGGCATTCAGTAGAGAACACATAACAGAGCATGGAAAGGCAGCCTTTTACGCTTGCATATTAGGTGACTTAAAAAACGCAGCCGCTTCTTGTGGATGGGCTTTAGGTTTGCATGGTAGTTTAGCTTCAGATATGGATTTAATGGCAATGCCGTGGACTGAAGACGCTAAACCGGTTGAAAAAATGATACAATCATTATCTGACTGTTTTACTGAAAGTATATTTAAAGAACATCACACAATACCACATTATGATAAACCTAATAATCGGGTTGTTTATACTATGACTATTTGGTCGGACTTCTATTTAGATATTAATGTAATTCAGCAAAACTAAATGAAGGAACGCTTTACATACGATTCAGCTAAAATACGAAGTCTACTCGACGGGATTTATGACGGCACTATTACGGAGTATTCAATTCCTGAAGACTTGTATGTAGCCATTGCCGACTATTTAAAGAGTGGATTATATCAGGGATTTGGTGGTGATTTAACTAAATTTAGTGGCAAAGATTTAGCGTTACTCGAAGATTTACGAACAAATGTTTATGCTTTCAGCGGTGGTAAAAGCTATCAACAAATAAAAGAATACAGATCATTGCTTTTAAATGAAGCCGGCGAATTAAGACCACAAAAAGAGTTTACCCAATTAGGTGAACAGGCATTTGAGACTTGGAACGAGGCATGGGGGCTCAGTGAGCATGGGACTTGTGTTCACAATGCAATGATGGCAAACAAATGGAATGAGATTGAAAAGAATAAAGATCTTTTGCCTAATTTATCATATCAAACTATTGGAGACGCTTGTGATATTTGCGCACCGCTTGATGGGCTAATTGCGCCAGTTGATGATCCTATCTGGGATAGCATAATGCCGACAAATCATTTTAATTGCTTATGTATTGTATTACAAGAGGATAGCGATGCAACCCTGACACCTGAAGTCGAAAAAAACGACACATTCGACAAGGTAAACGCCGAAATGAGTGACACGTTTAAAATGAACCCCGGCAAAGACAAAGAGATATTCTCAAGGGATCATCCATATTTTGATATACCTAAAAAAGATATTGAACTGGCAAAGAATAATTTTAATTTGCCGATTCCGAGCGTAGAAAGCGAAACAGGAAAACAGGGATTTAAAGAAGCTAAAACGATTGATGAGGCAAAGGCATACTCTGAAACGTTGGGTATAAAAAAAGATTGGACGGTCGTAAACCTTGACGCAAGAAACGAAATAAACAAAGATCTTGCAGAACTTAAAACCAAATACAAAGACGAACTGCAAACACTTGGCAATGAAAAAAG